TCAGCTAGCTGGAAACTTTTTATACAGAGTTGAGAGCCCTACTCCATACGTTTTTGATACGCTTTGTCGTGATTCACCGGTTGCCATCCGCTCCCCCATTTCCCGCCATTGCTCATCCGTGAACTTAGGCCTGCGACCACCAACTCGCCCTTTTGCCCTGGCTACGGCCAGCCCTGCTAAGGTACGTTCGCTATTAAGATCAGATTCATATTGTGCTGCGGAAAGGATGTTACGAAAGTTATAGCGGCCGCTGGCTGTTTTGAGATCCACGCCATCGGTAATACTGCGGAAGTTGATACCCTTTTCCTGTAACTGCTGGAACATCAACAGCGCATGCAGAACGTTGCGGCCTATCCTGTCCAGCTTCCAGACCACCAGTTCATCCCCCGGCTGCATAGTGGCGATCAGCCGTTTTAGAACCGGCCGATTCGATTTCCTCCCGCTGGCATGCTCTTCAAAAATTTTCTCACAACCCGCTGACTTGAGCGCCGTTAGTTGCAATTCAGTGTCCTGGTGGTTTGTTGATACTCGGGCATAACCGTAAATCATGGGATTTCTCCTGTTATGAAAACAGGAGAAACGGCGAAGCATCACCAGATTTTTGATGGTTATAAAAAAGGTTGGTTTGGGAGAAGCGGCAAAACGGGATGTGGGTAACGGGCAAAACCAAATTCCTGATATGTCAGCGTGGGAGTGTGGGGGAGATACAACGACGGGATGGAGACGAAGCCCGGATGGTTATATTGAACAATGGGGGCTAACTGAGGCCACAACAAATGAAGTTTTGATTAATTTTCCTATCCCATTTCCGACAGCCGTCATTTCTATTAATGAACATGACCAGGCTCCTGTGGCAGGGAAAATGTCAGTATGGCAATTCTATAAATTGACTAACTCAAATGTCATAGCAGAGAACCTGGGATCTCTTGATAAAGGAAATCCATCCTTCAATGTTCCAACTGTCGCTGGTTGCCGCTGGTTTGCTACAGGAAGATAAAATGAGTAAATATCTTTACGATGCAAAAACTAATATGTTTTACCCATTTACTCTGGAAAGTCAGTATAAGGAGTCTGGGTTATGGCCTCATAATGGAGTTGAAGTTGATGAGGATATATTTATTAAGTACCTGTCCCCACCTCCAGGGAAGGTGAGAGTTGCGGGTGATGATGGCTATCCTGCATGGGATGACGTACCGCCGCTAACTCATGAAGAACAACTGTCAGAAGCGGAACGAAAAAAACAGGCACTCATAAATCGAGTTAATGAATATATTAACAGTAAGCAGTGGCCAGGAAAGGCTGCTATTGGTCGTCTGAAAGGTGAGGAGCTGGCGCAATATAATTCATGGCTTGATTATCTGGACGCACTGGAAATGGTTGATATTTCCAGTGCTCCAGATATTGAATGGCCTACGCCTCCGGCAGTTCAGGCCAGATGACGTCCGGCGCGGTGCTGGTATCTGTTGCCGTCACCGCGTCAATGTAATCCAGCACAGCGTTAAGTCTGGTTGTTTCTGCCTGCGTCGGTTTACGTCCGGCCTGCAATTTCAGTTGAATCAGACTGATGGAAGCCATTGCTGCATCAATCAGTGACTGGCGCTGTGCTTCTGCCGCTTCTACTGCGGCACCGTGTTGTGCCTCAGTATCTGTCACCCATTTTTCACCATCCCATTTATCGTATGGCGTTAACGGGGCGATAGTGGTTGTATTTTCGGGATAGTCGCCTAGTGCTGTGATTTCTTTGGCATCTCCCGTTTCGGTGTTATAGACGATTTCACCGCGATGGTCTGACACATATTCCCATGATTTTAAATCCACAGAACGGCAAATTGTATAACCAGCCTTAGATGTACCAGGAGCGTCTAAACAGGAATATGCTGGAATACCGACACCCACTGCAAGATATTCAGTTGATGCAGAAATATATTCCCGCGTCTCACCATCATAGTTATAGACGGTAATATTCCCCGCCTTCGTGGTAATAAGCTCGCTATTTAATACGGCGTTATCCATTATGCAGCCCTCACGATATAGTTAAATGCAATATTTCGTGGACGGGTTTCACTCCCGCCAGTATTACCGATACTCCCTCGTGAATGAAGTGTCGGTGATGGGATCAGACTTCCTCCGGCAGCGGCAGCATCAAGCCCCCTGCCTTGCGTATATGCTCTTCTGAAGATTGTCGCCAGTTCCCATTCCTCTTTTGAGTCATACCCATCGTTGGCGACAACAGGATGACGGTGCTTTTCCAGCATTCCGGCCTGAATACTCAATAAAACACGTCCTGCATCAATACCGCGCCCGTCATCCCAGCCACGAATAAACTCACCGCGTAAATCAGGTAATTTATTTGTTGGATAAGCCTTTGCCAGTTCCGGGTATTCTTCAGCAGAAAATGCCGCACCGTTGCATTTCAGCCAGCCTGTTGGCGGTGTGGCTGAAGGCCATGGAACAGGCACACCAACAGGTAATGCAGAGCCTTCTCCCAAACCAAGGTATGTGAGAATGTCAGCAATAGTATTTTTCCCAATAATGTCACGGCCAACAGAAGTTAAATCAGTCTGAGCTGCTGTATCAGTTCCAGTGAAATACGGGAGTTTATTTGCACCAGTTGCGAGCCCAGCCAATGCCGTCAGCGTGGCGTCAAGCGCCTGGAAATCTTTCCCAAAAGCGGTCCCCATTTTGGAGATAAACCCGTTCAGGTCACCATCATCAAGAACGTCCAGCCCACTTTTGTTGGCCGTGTACTGTGCCAGTGCTGCCGCAATAAAGCTGGCCTGTCGAATAGCTTTGTTTACCTGCGCACTGGATGCCTTTCCTGCCATGAAACCAGAGAGTAGAGCCGGAAGTGTTTCCCAGTCAGCCTGGGCCGTCACGTTAGCATTTGCTGCTGTCGCGAAAGGTTTAAAGTTATTTATTGCCATTAGAGTATTGTCCCCCATGCCCCAACATCGAACCCACCGATGTATTCGTTATCCATATCAAACCCAAAGAATTTAGAGCCCTCGGATGGTGCTTCTACCGAAGGCGTTTCAACATCACCGGCCCATACGCCAGCAGCTTTAACGGTGAGATAGCCCTGTTTGATAGCAGCTATCAGTTCGAGTGACACATCAGAAATATCAGTCTCGGGGAATACCCAGACCGATATCGTCATGTCCTGGTTGTCGACGATCTGCATCTTCAGGCCTGAACCTGCAGTCGCAGCGTCAAGGATGGGAGGCAGAGAATCGTTCCGGCCGTCCCAGTTGTTGATAGCGATTTTCGCTTTCAGAATGATGCGGTACGTCTCATCGCTTAGCGTCGTATAGCCAGAATCAGGATCATATGGCCCCTGCCAGATGCCCTGGTCATATCCAAGCCCGTCAGTGTCCCAGCTGAAATAAACTCCGCTAATTGGCTGGCTGACTATGCGACTGCGTCCGATCCACAGACCGAGGATGTCGAGCTGTACACCGACAGCAGTATCAATATCGAAGGCTGTTATAAGCCCTGACATAGTGCTGGACACATCAATCAGCGGGCGGGTGCTCAGATCTATATGGTCAAAAAAGAGTGGCTTGGTAGCGTGGTAGTTAGTGATCAGTTCGGTGTATTTGCTCATGAGGTCACCGTGATACTGATATTCGCGGTGCTACAGGACGCAGAAGCATCATAGGCAATATCAATGTTTGATGCCGATACGCTGCCAGACGACTTACCGATCAGCAGGTCGGTAATATCGTAATAGCGGGCATTCCCGCCGCTCACAACGCCGAGGTTTGCCGGGGAATAAATACGGCTCAGCAGAACGTCGTCGCCAATTGTTAGGCCATTTATATAATCGGCAACAGCCTGTTTAATCTGCTCGCCGATTTGAGAGGTATAGCCGGTAAAAACTTTCAGGGTAATGGCTACGAAAATTGGCACATCGGTAGAGCGCGAAAAACTGATGACGTGTGGATTACCGTAAGTATCCGGCACCGTGACAGAAGTTTTACCGTAAGTTGCGGTTCCCTGCCCTTTATTCCCCCGGATTGTTTGGGCTATCTCGGTAACATCCCCTCCATCGACGATGGCGGAAATAGAGTGTGGCGGCAGCCCGTTGCTGTCGGTTGCCCCAGTGTCGTTCTCATATAGTTTGTGACGTGTCACGCCAGCAACATTAGCGATAGCACCGTCGACACCTTCAAACGGTGTGATCGATGGTAGCGCGACGCTTTGCCCCTGCCGAATGCGCAGCTCTGCGTCGGTTTCGGCTGGTGAACCGACAGTAGCCGCAACTGGATTGGTTACCGACACCCAACCTCGGGTCGGGGTGTTGATAGTGGTAATAGTCCCGGCCAGCGCCGCAACCGAACCGCTATTCGCACATGTGGCCGTCACCAGCACAGTACCATCAACGCCGATCGCCACACTCGCTGGAAAATTCCAGATAATGCCGTTTTTATCCCGTGCGGAGCCATTCGTGATAGTCGTGCCTGCCGTACCGGTTAACAGAAGGTCAGCAGTAGAGTTTGTCGCTACTTTTCGCGTGATCCCGTTAATTTTCACATTGTTGCTAAGCGCTGCGGCCTGCGCTGTCGTCGGTGAAAAAGAGTTGTAGATCTCGATAGCGGTATTGTTAGCGTCATGCACCGCAAGAGCCACCAGCGCGACCATTTGCCCATCTTTGCTGTCTGGTTCGAGGTAGGCATCACTACCGTAAATCTGCCTGAAATAGCTGGTCAGTGTATCAAGGATTGTCTGGTAATCAGGCGCACTAATCCCCTGGGCGGTTACCGTTGCCGATAGCCCCAGCGTGTCGAGGTTCAAAGCCATTTATGCCTCGCTTGTTACAGTCGTCTGGCCGTAGATTGTGTCAATGGAGGAAGTGAAGGTGACGCGACGGCTGGTGCCGTCATAATTGGTATCGAAGGAAAGAATCGACAGAACGCCCGGTGTATCCTGTATGCGTTCGCGTATAGCCAGGATGTAGACATCTGATCGCTGCTTCCCAAGCACTGACTGAACATACGGCGTGCCTTCCGTCAGATCGAGAAACCACTGACCGCGCCACAGCTCGAAACGGGTTTTTACGGCCTGGGCGACACATTCCGGACTGTCGATAAGGAAAGTATCGTCACCCTGGCCGAAAGTGTAATCGCCTTCAGTATCTTCGCGACGGTATCGCATTATTGCGGCCCTCCGGTAGTTCCCCCGCCAGTCTGTACTCCGCCATGTTTATGCGTGGCGACACTGATACCAGAAGCTGTTACGTCATTCGTTACCGTCACCGGCCCAAGCATCGTCGCAGTACCGCCGCTTTCTCCCATTCCCTGAGACAGGTTACCGTTAATCGTTACGTTGCCGTTCAGCGTGATAGTCGGGGATGTGATTGTCGTTCCACCCTCAGCCGTAGCCGTAAGCTTGCCCGGCGTTTTAACGGTGATGTTATGCCCTGCTGCGACCTCTACGAACGCCGAGCCATCATCGGTTCGCAGCTGCGCGGCGCTGGTACTGATACCGCTGATTTTCTGCGCTTGCGACTGCGGGCCAACGATGGCGAACGCATCAGATAAGTCATGCTGGCGCGGGTCGACGGTCTCCTGAACGCCGCCGCTCTGCCACCAGAAATCGATGCAACGGTCGGCAAAGATCAGCAGGCACTCGTCGCCTTCTTTTACCGGAAAGGTCAGCGTGCAACCGCCGCCGCGCGGGAAGATAACCGGCACATCCACCAGCGGTTTTAATTCGGTGGAGCCATCGCCAACAATACCGCGAAGCGCTACCTCTACTGTGCAGGTAACAGTGTCAGGATCGAACGACTGAATGATGCCGGGCATCGCTACGCGCATCTGGGTAGACACCGAATCGACAATGGCCTGCGCGGTCTGCTGCTCACCGCCGATCTGTGATTGAGTTGGAATTGGCATAAAACCCCCATAAAAAAACCAGCCGAAGCTGGTTTGGTATCAATTATCTCTTAGTAACTAAGCCACATCAGTGTGAAGTAAGGCTTTTCCGCTGCAATGGCACACATTCACAAGGTGTATTAGGATATGTTTGCAACAAGTAAGCATTGAAAATCAATTTCAGCCATGAAGCCGCCATAGAGTGGACCTGCACCATCGCATTATTGACTACAGGAGTAACAAATGGGATTTAGATTTCGTAAAAGAATCCGGATTGCGCCCGGACTCGCGATCAACATTAGTAAAAGCGGAGTAAGCACTTCAATTGGTGGTAAAGGTTCCACCATTAACATCGGGAAAAAAGGCGTAAAGATGACAAATGGCCTTCCCGGCACGGGGCTGTCGCATACCACTAACCTTTACTCTCCCGGGAAATCGACAGAAAAAAAACAACTTACTCATAAGCAAAAAATAATTAGAAACATCCTGTTCGTAATTATTGTGTTTATTATAATTAAAGCTCAATATTTTTGACGCATGCCCGCCTATCTGGCGGGCTATTTTACTTTTCGGCAGTCGTATGTTGCATACTGACGCGGCGCATTCATGCTGGCTTGCAGCCACTGGGCATTGAGAATTATCTTGCCGTTTCGATTGATGTACTCAAGACCAACCCATCTTCCAGGCTGATCGGTAGCCATACGCCAATCCATCTTGATATTGTTATAATCGCCTTTGTTTTTCAGGAAGGTGATTTTTTGCATTTCTGGCTTTGCGCCATTGATTCTGGCTAAGCCATCATCTGCCCAATGGATTTTAAAATCACCACATTGCTGATCCGCAAAAGCGGGTGCTGATATAAGCACCGCGAACACGGTAACAGTGCAAAGTAAATGTCTCACGGCCCCACCTCACTAATTCGTCGTCCCTTGCATTGCTTTCGGGCTATAAAGATCACGAGCGCCACGCGCAAAACACATCAAATCCATGTACCACGCCTGACCTCTGGTGTCGCCAGTATAGTCGATAGCTTTGACGATATAAACGCCATCCGTCGCAATGCTGGCAGCCTGTGACGTCGTGCCGGTCAGCACACGGTTGCCGTTCTCTTCTGTTTCGGTGATACGCCCGGGCGACTGTGCGATTTCGCTATTGCCGAGCGCGGCGCGGTACACCGAAGCCTGATCGAGCTGGATAAGACCATTAATACGGATGTTTGGGTTTATCAGGCACCGCACGTTTACTCCGCCGCCCATCGTTTGTTGCGGCATACCGATCAGGCCAGTATCGGCATTCAACACAATGGCTTCGTGAATATATTTATCCTCCGGCACCATCTGGACCTGACCATCCACCAGCTGCCATGTCGCTTTGCACTGCGCAGCAATATTATCCATCACGTTACGGGTGGATGAATAAATCGCACGGCCACGAGGAAACACGGTATCAGGAAAGTCACCGGTAATGCCCTGCGTCACGCCGAACGCGTTGAAATCCTGCATAGTCGCCCGGTGCAGGTCCGCAACGGTATAACCAGCGGCAAGCGTGGTGATGGTAGTCGCGTAGAGGAACGCTTCGTGGTTACTGATGGCCTGAATCAGCACCCAGGAATCGGTGATGTTGTCCTTCCCGGTGACGGTGAAGCGAATATCACCGTCAAATATCAGGCCGTAGTTCTGACCGTTCACCTGCCCTACCTGGTCTGGTGAAATCTCCCGGGCGACACCAACCTGGCTCGCATCAACATCCGGCGCAATACCGTCATACCCGGCAATGATGCGAATTTTTGCAAACTCCTGCCCCAGTATCTTGTTCGTGGTATCGGTCGAAAGGTTGTAAATTTTCACGTTCGCCACTCGCGGCCAGCGTGTATCTGCCCACTCGATCTGGAACGTGACCTTAAAATCAGACAGGGAAACGCCCTGCCCGTTCTGGTCCAACAGTTGCAGCTCAAAATGGCGCATCCAGTTAAGAGACATTTCTACTCCTGTACGAAAATGAGGTGGCTGTATGTGCCGAGGTTGGTTTTGGTGGGCTCGTCTGGTGCGCCCTTATCGGTCGCCACCACCAGCGCGCCATCAATGCCAAGCTGTGGATATTGTCGTAATAGGTTCACGCCGGTCAGGAGAGGTACGCCAGAAAGAAGCGCAGCACCGCCGCTATCCATCACGTCCATGATCCAGCCAGCCGCATCGCGCCAGATGATCCTGAGCGTATAGGTGGTATTGCCCAGCAAAACGCGGAACTGCTGATTGTCAGGAGAAAGCGGTATTTCGTTAAACTGCATATCATCCCCCGAATGCTGATGTAACGCTTCCGCCAAGCTGGCTCAGCAAGGATTCGTTTGGCGGTGTAGTGGATTTCGTCCCGGAATTTTGCACCGCCGATGTGCTGACGCCATCCTGCATATCTGATTTATCAGCAACACTAACGCTCTGCGTTTGCGACATGATCACTTCACGCAGGGTAAGCGTGCAGTTCAGCACGTTTTCGCTGGTTTTGTCCGTTGTCACCTCGATGGCTCGCACCAGCATATTGCTGTACACCCGCTTTCCGGTCACCACATCGAACGGCACCCGAGAGGACTGGAGATCCAGCAGTTGCTGATAGGTCTCTTTCGGGCTTAGTCCGGCGCTGAGGCCGATTGAAGATGTATCAATGAAGTCCAGCAACGAACCGCCACCAGCGAAGCCGCATTCCATTGTGACTTCGCTGGGGCGCTTATACGCATGATCGGCGATGAAGCCCGAAGCGCTATTCGTTGTTGGCTTCTCCACCGGGTGCTCAGTAATTTCGAGCGCATCAGAATGCTTTTCGGAGACGACCACGCTGGGGATCAGCAGGCCAATTCGCCGGGATTGCTGGCGAAAAATCGCTGATAAAATATCCATTATCTCGGTCCTGCGGGGAGTTGCTGGGTTAACTGTGAATTCACGCCCTTTTGACGATCAACAGTCAAACGGGCAGCCTCGCGCGGATCGGAAACGCCGTGGATGTTAATATTCGTTTCCTGCTGAATCACCGGGGCGCTGGTGGGCATGTTGCTCATTACTTTCGGAATGTAGTTACGCGTTTCCTGCGGCATTAACCCCATGCCATAGCGCTTAACATTCCCGATCCCCCAGTTATATGATGCCAGTGCTTTGCTAAGGTCTCCACCGTTCTGCCGCAACAGCTGGCTGAGGTACTTAGCTGCGGCCTGAGCTGACTTTTGCGGGTCGAATACATCGTTTCCGCGAAGGCCCATGTCGCGCGCCGTACCATCCATAAACTGAAACAGACCTTTCGCGCCTGCGCCGGACATGGCGAACTGGTTACCACCTGACTCGGTTATCGCCACACTTTTCAATAGACCAGCTGGAAGTTGATAAAGCGACTCAAGTTTATTGAACATTGGCCCCATCCAGTCGAGCAATACTTTGCCCTGGGCTGTGGCCTGTGGACGTTTGACTGATTGCGCAAACTGGGAGGGGTCACCCGATATATTTGGAGAGATTTCAGCAGCTCCAGCCGGGGAGAAAAATAAATTACCGATTTTGGCAATCCCGTCTGAGATTTTTTCAAGATAACCATTAGCAGCCTGCTGACGGTTTTTTATTTCATCTCTTTCATGCGGGGCAATTTCATTACTACGAACATGCTGTTCCGCCCCGGGAATGTCAGGCTGAACATTATCGCCATAAACGACGCCATTGCTTTGCGCCTGACGAATAATCTTACCTGGGCCACCATGCAGCCAATCCATCCATGCGGGCCATTCTCTTACCTCGCTAACATCTTTTCGCCCAAGGTCGGTTTTGATGCCAACCGTAGCAAGAGCATCACCAATGTTCCTTTTGGTATAGTCCAAAGATGATTTAGCACTGGCTTTTATGTTTTCACGATCTGAAACCAGGTAACCAGCATACGCTCCCCATAATTTAAGCCATGGAGGTATCGGAAGACCGGATATTTTTGCGAATGCTCCCAATACTTTTGTTACCCATACCCCAGCGATGAAAGTAGCCAAAATTTCCAGCGAGTTCTGCCATCCACCAACAGAATCTTTCAGCCCCAGAAGCTTATCGCGCAGCCAGAGAATTGCCTTTTTCGCCTTTTCTATTGCAGGCTCCCACTTGGACCAGTCAATCAGGCTTTTACCGCCTTCTTTCCACGTCTGATAATCGTCATAGAGTAATCCGATCGCCAGAATCAGCGTGGTGATAATTCCAATCGGGGATTTCAGGAACGCAGAATTAAGCAGACGCCATGCGACAAGTAGAGCACCGAATATTTTCAGCAGATTTTTACTGCCATCGTCAAGACGCTTCCACCAGTCGATGACAGAGCCAGCGCCCTGTATCAGCCGCCACGCCATTCTCGTGAATGCGTTCGCAAGCCAGATCACGCCTTTAATAACTCTGGTCAGCGTCTCTTCAATCTTCGGGAAATTGTCGAGGATGCGCCGCCGCAGGCTGTCCAGCGAACCAGCCAGGCCACCAGCGAGGTTTGAGCCGATCTTGTCCCGCATGATGCCGAACAGCGACGTAAGCCCGCGCATGGACGTCATGAATTTGTTGGACTGAACAGCCGCTTTATCAGCGTTGAACCCTGTCTTTTGCAGCATCGACTGGTAATCGGCGGTAAAGCCATTCATGCCGCGCCGCATCGCCATCAGCGTGTTTTCATCGATGCCAAGCATCTGCGCGTATTGTTTCGCGCGGTAATACGGCATGTTGTTGAGCTTTTGCCCAACGCCAGTAAAGATGGCCGCAGTATCACGCATCTTTCCGCTGGCATCGCGAGTCTGGACGCCCAGGCGGTTCAGGAAGCCTTCCGCGCCCGGATTGCTACGCATGAAACCGGCCAGCCCTTCGAGGGAGGACATAGCCGACTCGGCGCTGGCACCGGTTTGCGATGCGGCGTATCCCAGCGCTTTGATGCCCTGGACACTGGTCCCCGTCCGCTGGGATGCCCAGTAAATTTTATCCAGACCGTTCGCGATCTGAGTGGTAAATCCGACAATGCTCAGCGCTGCGCCTTCCACCACCGCGCCGACCTTCAGAACGTTAGCTGTAACGCCTTTCAGCACGGCTTCAAACTTATTAGCGCCAGCCTGATCGATATCGAATCCCAGCGAAACAAGGAAATCTTTAATCGTATCTGCGTTACCGCTCATTGGCCGCTCTCCATTTATCTACCCGGGCGTCGTTATCCTCGCGCATGTCGAGGTAGTCATTGAGAAGCGCGATGCGGCAAAGGTCTACCGCACCGCTGTTAAGGTCTTTCTGGTCAATATGGAAGGCAAGCGCCGGGCGAAGAATAAAATCTTCACCGCCCGGCAGGCTGTTGAAGGTTATTCCGCTAGCGGGGTGGGCGTCTCGCTGGTAGGGAGTCCTTGCAAAAAATTTCCCAGCGAGTCGGCGACCACCCGCGCCACCAGTTGCAGCATGGTAAGCAGGTCGATATCGTCAAACGCCATTTCGCCATGCTGGCAGACCGGCACCCAGCCTTTCATGTGCTCGCGTGAAACAACGGAAAGACAGGGGAACAGGATAGCGTCCACGTCGCCATCACTCAGATCGGACACAGCATTGGCAATCTTTGGCAGGATGGTAGCCATCGCGCCTTCGGTGTCTTTGCTGCTGATCTTCTCCTGAACGCTCCGGAAGTCCGAAACCATCCCGGCCAGAACCGGCAACAGCTTGCGGGACACCTTCAGCTGTTCGAAAACGCTGAGCTTTGCGGTGCGATATTTCACGCCTTTAATTTCGAATTCCATGCGTTAAAACTCCCCGAGAAGCTGGTCAATCTTGCCGCAGTCGAATACCCAGGCGACGGTTCCGCCCTCTTTAGCGTTATTGAAATCAGGCTGTTTCTGGAATGCACACGAACGCGCAGTAGAAATATCACCCGATGCCGTGTTGCGAATGACGATCACGTTATTGCCCCAGGTGGCAGAGGACTGGCTTTGCGCGTTATACGCCAGAGACAGCTTTTTATTCACCGGGGAGGTTTTGAGTAGCGTCACCGTAATGGTGCCTGACTTATCGGCGTGCAGGCTGTGCATCACCTCGCCATCGGCACCGATGGTCATGGTGTTTTTGTTGCCGCCCATGGTCTGGGTGATACCTTCCTCAGAGTTCGCAGAACCCTGACCAAGATCGATAACGCCGGTCGGCCCGGTGAGCGACGCGGTTACATCGAGAAAAGAATAAGTTGCCATTTATCGCTCCTTAGCGAACCACGTTGATCTGCACATCGGCATAATGAACTGCGCCAGCCAGCTTACAGGCCACCTGGATTAACGGTGCTTTGCGCGCTTCGCGGTCGGCCTGCGCCTGTTCGGACAGCGGTTGCGCATACACGTAATAGCCTTTGGTCAGCGTATCGCCGGAATTCAGCTGTCCGATAGGGCCACCATTCCACACGCCAGCAGCTACCAGACCGTTCGTGACGGACTGATCCATGGACTGTTCAACGTTGGAAAGCAGACGGGTCACACCGGCATCAGTCTGCGGAATTTTGGTGGTGCTGGTGTAAAGCAGGTTATAGAGGTTGGTCTGAACGTAGTTCTGCAACCAGTCGAGCCCGTGGCGCTCGTCGAAGAAGTCACCGTTCGCCATGACACCCTGTTGCAGGATCGCCGTGTCGTTGGCGTAGTACACGAACACGTTCGCATTCTTCGTATCCACCGCAGCCGCCTGGCCTACCGTCAACGTTTCGTAGGTTACGCTTGGTTCCTGTTTGAACTTCAGGGTAATGGTGGTATTGCTGCCGTTGAAATTGACAGTAAACGCACGACCGAAAGCAGAAACCGCTGCGTAAGGGCTGCTGGTGGAATACTGAATAAAGGTACGGGCATACTTGCCAGCCTTTAATTTCGACGCAACATCGGTCGTCGAAGTCGTGCTGATAATCTCGGCGTCGGCAGAGGTCACACCAAAGATACGGCTAAGGCTGGACGCTTCAATAAGTTTGGCGACCTCAATCACGTCATCAGCATCAAGCACATCGCCACCAGCGACAACATCATCAGCGACAACCAGCCCATACCAGTTGGTATATTGCAGGCAGGCATTAACGGCTTGCACGATAGTTTCAGTATCTCCACTCTCGGAAGAACTCAGCGTCTTCGCCCAGCGACCAACATAAACCTGTGTCGGCTTCGGTGACTGGCTGAAGAAAACCTGCGCTGCTTTATATTCCGGGCTGTCGACACCGAAGTCTTCGCCAATGTCCTCAACGGAAGCATATAGGCGAGTACGTTCTGTCACCGGAATGACAGTGGAAGAGCCAAGGATTAGCAATGCGCCGAAGTTACGACCAGTAGCCGCTTTCGGCGAGATGATCACATCAACGTTTACAACGTTGGATACAGGTAAGCCCTGCGTCATAGTTTATTCTCCAAAAAAGGTGACTGGCACTTCCACCAGCGATTTGATGCCATACTCGCGGACAACCTTCCGGCGCAGTCGCACCGTCATGTCGTAACGGCGAACCCATTGCTGGTTGATAAGTTCGGGGAAAGGGGTCAGAGCGGTATAGTCGCCAAGGGATAAACCAAGCGCGTTCAGCTCAGCATTGTTTTGCGGGACAGATATACCATCGCGAAAACGGGACGCATAAGACATACCAGCCGGACCATAGAACGACGCCATGCACTCGAACGTTTCATGCCTCCAGAGCTGAGCGCCCTCTTCAGTCTGCCCGGTGAATGCAGGGTTGTTATCAATGAGCAACCCGGTAACGCCAAACGCGCACCAGTTCGTTTCAACGGGTGGCAGTGGCGGCTGATTTTTCTGCCAGCGCGGACGAACCATTCCAGACGGCAAGCCGGAAACATTGCGCATCCACTGGCTTAGCAGCCTGTCGAGCGCTTCGTCATAAGCCGGATCGCCGCTGGTGGGTGTCAGCCAGCCGCGCTCTGTGCTGGTGTTATTGCTCAATGGGAGTTCCCCCATCAAACGGCAGTAATTCACAATGAGCCTGGACGAAGCCAGCACCGTAAGCCGTATACGGGTCGACGAATGTCACGCGATAATCACGGTTCTGATACGTCACGATATCGGCATCACGGCCAGTCTGCCCCTGCGTCAGCCGCTCAGTTGTCACGATGAGAATCGCGCCGCTGATAACCTGCCCGGCCTGCATGCGGCGGTTTTCCAGGGAGCGGTCAACAGTAACAACCCCGGCAAACTGCGTTTTAACTTCGCTGTCGCTGCCGATCCCGTCATCGTCCACCGTTTGCGCGCGACGCGTTACCCACAGGTTGAAGTCGCAAAAATCGGGGTCAAAAAGCACGTCTGTTACATCAAGATTCGGCATCTTTATCCCTCACAATATGGGTAATAGCTCTGCGATATTGCCCGGTGTCGATTAGCGGTTTCACCAGATCGGTTCCAGGAGACTCACCAGCAGCGCGCCGCGCAAGTTCCTCTTTTGCCCCTTTGCGCCCACGGCGTGCGCGTGCTTCAACGGTGCTATCAGCAAGCGGTGTAAAGCCGGTAATGGTCATGTAACGCCTGACGCCATTCGCGGCCAGCGTTCCGGCGCGGTTAAGCGCTCTTTCCGCACCCGCCGCATTTCCATCAAGCGCAGCCTGCGCCGCTGCTTTGAGCTGCGGCACCGTCTGTTCCTCTACGGATTTAACGCCGGGGATCAGGTGCGGGCGTGGGGGTATGTTTTGCGCTGGTGAGCCGTATTCGTTGACGTAACCGATCCCGGCATTACCAAACGGAACATCCTCACGCTCGCTGTCTTCTTCCGGGATGCCCACCAGCACATCCTTTTTGGTTAGCGACCGGAGCGCATCCAGAATGGCCTGAGCGTTATCAACCCTCGTTGTTACACCACTTTTGAAACTCATAGCTGGCGACCGCCCGCACCGAACATCGTGATCAGCTGATAAAATTCAGCGCCATATCGGGTGTTATTCCAGAAGCCTGCGTCAGGGTTTAGCGTCGCGCTGGTGTCATAGCTGACGCTTACCTTGTCAACGGACTTGGAGGACTGAACACCATTGGTTGAGCCACCCGGGCCGCCGACGAGCATTGCCCGGCTATCTGCCGCCCAGAGCGTCATGTAGTGAGCCACGAACAACTCGACAAAGTACGGAAACAACTCTTTGCCGGTGACGTTTTCGCTCAGCAGCACATCAGCCAGATTCAGACGAAACTGGATTTGTGCTTCGGGATATTTGGCAGGGTCAGCAAACTGTGGAAAGTCGCGCCGAAAATCACTTACTGTTGGCAGGCTTTGATTCTTTGGCATCTTTCGCCCCATTACCGCCAGTCTGGGCGGCAGCAATCTGCGCTTGCAGGCTGTCGTTCTGCTCTTGCAGCTTGAGCAGCGCTTCTCGCAGATCGGCAATCAACTGATCTTTATCGATAATCTGCTTATCTTTGTCGGCAATCTGAGCTTGCAGGCTGTCGATAATGGGTTGCAGATCATCGGTGTCGCTAATCACGCTTTCGGAAAGCTCGGAGTGCGCCTGGGTGAACCAGTGCGACGCGACCTCTTCCGGTACGTTATGCCGTCCCCGGCCAAACTCCCTTTTTGACTGATCGCCGAGCGTCAGCGTAAACGGGGTGTGAACATGGATGGTAACCAGCTTTTCTTTCGCCATTTTCAGTTCCCTTCTGGCCCCTTTCGGGGCCGTTCTGGTTATCAGATACCGTCCACGTAGGACAGGGTTTCTTTGTACACTGGCTCAACCGCACCGAGCTTGCCGTAGTAGGTCGCAATCTGATACAGACCGCGATACTGGACAGGAACGCTCTGCAACGGCACCAGCGGATAGCGCACGTATTTCTTGTCGTTGGTGTAGGCGATCATACGGTCTTTACCGCCAACCCCACGCCCTTTCAGCCATTTGACCGCTTTGATTTCAAGCGGAACGCCGTTCTGGTGGAAAGCGATAGTGTTCACAGCCAGATAGGTCAGCAGTGACTGGTTACCCGCTTCGGAAACCTTACGGCTCGCCAGCAGTGAATACTGCTCTGGCGGAATGCGCAGATCAGAAGGCACGATGGAATAACCGGATGCTGCCCAGGCATTAGACAGAATGCTGTTCACGCTATCGAGGATCTCGTCGTTGGTTGAGTTCGCCCAGGTCTTCGGCGCGTTGTTCAGCGTCACACCGACGAGGTTTGCCAGACCTTTCAGGCCGAGTGCGTCATCACCGATGTAAACCTGCTCGTCGTTGTCCATCTGCCATTTGAGCTGCATCCCGTCGTACTTCTGGGTATCAATCGGGCGGCCTACCTGCTGAGCAGCTGCCAGCTCTACAACGGTCCAGCCCAGTTCCATACCCCAGAGGTTCAGTGGATTGCCGTCTTTGCTGATATCCACGTTCACGCCAGCAATAGCGGTGGAGTCTTTGCCTACCCAGTTTTTACCATTCGGATTTGCACCAGTACCCGCAGCGGCGAAGCTGGTATTCGTCCAGCTGGAAATGTCATCTGCGATAGACACGTCTTCACGCAGTTGAATATCTCGGGTCCAGGTGTACCCCACCAGAGGCAGGTTCAGCGTCTGGTCGAGTCGCTCCAGCTCCCCGATGAGAAAGGCACCGGAGCTATCTACGGTTGCCTGATCAAAAGTAATCATTTGTCTGTTCCTTAAATCTTCCAGGAGATTTCTGCATTACCGTTAGCGTCACCGGCACCAGTAAATTCAGCATTCGCGAGTACGACAGTTTTCCCTTCCACGCTTGAAGAGCAGAAACCACCCAGCGGCACTTTAATAGATTCATCAGTGGAGACAACAACGTATACCGGGTCACCTTTTTTGATGGTGCTGGCATCAAAGTCAGAACCAAGGTTAACGGTCATGTAACCGCGCTTCATTGCATCGCCCGGGAAGTTCTTATCTGTCCCCACCTGGCGAACCATGTCCGGCTGTGATGTGGTCGGATACGGACGAACGTAGATCCCCTTCACTTTGTCGGAGGTGTCACCGTCCGCCAGCGGCACAAAAAAGCCGTCAGCGTCGTATTTGCCAGCCAGACCATAGGCAGCGAAGGCGTTAGCGGATTTAAGGATCACCGGCTCGACGGTTAAATCCTGCGGGCGAGAGATAGCCCCGGCAATGCCAACAGGCATCCGGTACAAATATGCAGTCATTGGATTATCCTTTGCGGTTAGACCAGAAGTCGGCGTTTTGTTTGTTCAGGGAAGCGATGCTGGTCATGCCCATATTTGGACGTTGTGCATCGCCCGTGGTGCTGCGGGTGTTTCGCCCTTTGGCAATCTCAGACACGGCGTTAAACGCCATATCGACCGATTGCTTGGGCAATTTGCGGATATCTGCATCACCGACAACCTGGCGAACCAGTGTTTTGTCAGCGGCGGACAGCACATCACGTTTGAACGCGGTCGGTTTCACCTTACGGCTCAGATCGATACCCGGAACGATAACTTCGGCACGATAAGCAGCGTCACCGGTAATCGTGGTTTCCTCTTCGTCGTCCTCACCCTCGCCGGTAGGGTCTTTGTTATCTTTGCCGTCAGGCTTATCGTCGTTATCGCCCGTTGCAGTACCTTCCAGCTTAGCCAGCAGGGCTTTGAGCAAGGTTTTGATATCGTCCTCGCCGTCGCCGGTTGGCTCTCCGCCCATTTCCGGCTTTTTGTCCGGCAATGGTTGTTGCGGTGAAAGATTAATGTTGAGGTTAACGCCGCTCGGCAGATCCCCTTCATCGCCCGTTACCGCCGCTGGCGCAGAGTCCAGCAGTTCGTTCATGGTGTCAGCATCACCCGTTTTGATGGCCGTGCGCATGCGGGTCCACCAGCTTTTCTTTTGATTTGCCATTGTGTCTCTGTCTCCAATTGCACAACGATTTCCGGCTCTGCCTTTAGGGACAAGAGCCACATGGTTTCCGGTAATATCGACCTGCTCGGCTTTTCCGGGTTCGGTCTGCTCGTACTCAGCGTCATAGCCGCACGACACTTCGCGCAGACCATCTTCGATCAGCTGAATGGCGCTTTCGTCTTTGACGATAAGGTCAGCCAGCATCAAATCAGACTGATCACCAGTCCCGCGCCGAACGTTCTGAAGATGCCCGACCGCAAGCTCTTTCCAGTTCTCGGGGTTGACCAGCCGCACATTCCCGTTTTCATCTTCAGGATGCAGGATCGTGATGCTCATCCCTTCGAATGAGGCGAGCGTGGCCGGATGGAATACCTGATCAGGAGAGCGCGTTACGACTATCTCGCCGAGCTTGTCGGGTTTGAGGTTTGGCAGATCGGCAGCGCCGTAAAGCTGCTTACCCGTTCGACCTATCGGCACGTCTTTGCACAGCAGCGAGCCGTCAGCCAGCTGATAACGGGTTTCCCCCAGCCGGGTATTGAAAAAATATTTCATGGTTTACCTGCGATTCAGGCGAGATAAGAATGAGGGTTGGGGAAGACGATTTCTTTGTAACAGCGGCAGTTCGGGAGCTCGCCAGCGTGACCGGTCATGCCGTCAAGCGTTGGAGGTCGGCCCCATTCGACAAACTTCCCTTCCATCTCTCGATGAGAATGCCGGACGTCGCCATCTTCGGCTGTACGCCAGATATAACCATTCGAGCCGATTGACAGCGCACGCGCCTGATCCAATGCACCGGTTGCGCGCCCAAGCTCAGTCCGGGAGATAAGGTTCGCTCGTGAGCGTGACACGTCACCGGAAGCAGCTATCTCTTTCGCGAATGGCTCAGCGCGGCCACCAGTTACTACAGCCTCGATGGCCTTGTTCTGAATGTCATACACCCGATCGGCGGCCTCAAGAGGCAGAGATTTGATGTACTTAATTTGCTCGGCGACGATGGATTTCATCACCTGGCCTACCGGGGCGCGGTCGACCATGTTGCGTAGTTCTGCGCTGATGTTCCGACTGTGCTGACGCCACTGCTTTTCATTCTGGCGCGCAATGTCGGCGGTGAAGCTCTCAGCAACCTTAGTCGCCCAGGGGGTGATGATTTCGCTGTAGCGCTCCAGCGCATCCATTATTTCGGTGACGCTATCGTTTGAACCATCGTAGCGACCATTTACGATATCCCCGACCGCCCGCGCTATCTGCCGTAGGCTCGTTCGATATCGGATCTCCGCCTGGCGGCTCTGGCGGTTTGTCGCCAAGTTCGCCGATGCCTGGCGGCGCTTCGTCTTCGGCATTCTCGATATCCTCGTCGGTAATGGATGCCCCGATGCCGGTGACGTCAGAGTTTTCGCGCAGGTCGGTCATCGCCGCCTTACGCGTCATCAATCCGTCGCCCAGCGCGGTACTGATCGCGTTGGTGGTGTTTACGGCCACCGTTGATCGGTCAACGTCTGACATTTGCCATAGCGGGTTAAACTCAAACGTGAAATCGTCCGGCAGCGGCTTTCCGAGTTCCGAGCGGTGCATAATGTCCAGTATCCGGCGCATCGGCAGCCGTAAGCGGCGCTCCTGCAATGAGCTCACCCGGTCGTAATAGTTGGCGAGGTCTGCATCACCAGTAGAGAAGCCTTTCGGGGATTGACCGAACAGGCGTACCAGCGGGATACCAACGGCACCGCTGATCTGCTCAGCAAACTGCGAAAGAATGTCATCCAGACCACTAAAGCTGTACTGGTGGGTTTCGAACTTATCCCGCGAGTCCATGAGCGTCATACCTTCATTGCTCTGGAACTGGCGGATCAGGTCGATGTTCTTCAGCAACGCTTCGAACGCCGGGCCTCCAAGCGCGATAAGCTCGCGCAACTTCTCCACGCTATAGGTACGCAGATGCGCTTTATAGACCAGCTGCGCCGCGCCGACAGTAGCGCTATCGAACGCAGTAAGCCGATCCCAGATACGCTCTACAACCGACATTCCCCATTCGTTTTCGGTCATCTTCTGCTGGAATGGCAGCGTGACGCCATCAAAGCGGATCAGGCGGCTGTGATGGATGCGCCAGGCCGGAATGCCCGTTGCGGTGGTCACCACGTCGTAAAACTCAGGCTTGCCGAGGTCCGGCCCCATCTCTTTAATGCGGCGTGTCAGCACCGGGTTAATCATCCAGCGGTCGAGCGGGAGAATGCCCTTAAACTTGCCCTCGCCAATGGTTTCGAGTCGCAGCGGGGTCATTGGTGCTTGCCCCTCGATCATGATGAAGCCGACCGCGCCGCCGTAGAGGCGCGACCATTTCAGCACGTCGTTCAGCGCATCCCAGATCTGCAACTCATCCAGTTGCGCTTCGAGGGTGCCACGGTCTTTGGCGTCAATCTCCGAAGTGATGCGAATGCCCTTTCGGGTCATATCGTCCGGGATAGCGTCGACCGCTTCACCGATAACCCACGAACCGCGATATGACCATTCCACCAGCATGCGGTTGCGGCTGGTGAAGTTCGCCCGGTAGGTCGATGCTGAATGCTGGTTAGGCGTCTGCATCCCAACGCGGGCGACGAAGTTCTCGTAGCCGTCAGCGGTGGCCTGTGCCGTTCGCTGAGAGGATTGCTTGTTTCGTGCCATCAGGCCTGTCTCCCTAGCAGCTCCCAGATGTTCAGGGCTGAATTCATTGGCGCGTAGCTGATCATCACCGAGTCGGCGAGGTTCGGCGACTTGGTGCCATCAGGCTGTTTATCAACAACGATTTTCCCCACGCCATTAATGGAGTAGGTCGGCTGCGACAGCTCAATGATGAGTTTGTCTTTGCTCGCCATGGCGCTGCTGATTGAGATGATTTCGTCCGGGTTGTAGGCCATGCCCTCAACCACGGCGCGATAGGTGTTCTGGAAAAGCTTGCGTAGCCACCACCAGCTCTGGGCCTTGGCGTTGGCGAAGAAGTCCTTGTTCAGGCGTGCGGCCTGTCCGTTGTCCCCGCGCACCGCTTCATCGTCCGGATCAAATACCGCGCCGCTACCACGAAACGGTGTGGCGAGTATTGACGGTCGGCGCGCTGCGTAACGCAGTTCGTTGATGGCGCGCGCATCGCCGCGAACGCCAGCACCCAGGCCGTCCTCGTCGAAGCGAAACTCTTCGAGGTTGTCCTGTTCGCAAAAGCCGAAGACCTTCTCAACAGACTGGTAAATGTCGCTGCCAACGCCGGACCATTCACGCACGTTCTCCAGAAGGAAGCCGTGACGGGTCGAAAAGGCATTTTTGTCCCGGCCTTCGTCGGCGACGTCCATCGCGCCCAGTCGCTTGCCCGTTGGCTGAATACCAAGTTTGATATGCGCGTCGACGGCAGCCTGTACCCAGTCGGACGGGATCAGGACGCCTTCCGCAGATGCGCTGTAGTTCAGGTCAAGTTCCTGCGCCACCACCACCGGATTGTCGATTTTCTCGCACTCCCTGCGATACCACTCTTCATCCTTGCGCGGGTCATCTCGCCAGTGGAACGTGAATACTGGTATTTTTCCGCCGTGGCGCTTCTGCGCGAACGGGTTCGCCATGCCATTAACCGAGCTCAGGTCAATACGGCAACGGGTGGTTTGCGACAGCGCCGCATCAATCAACAGAGGACGCTGGAGGAATGCAGCTTCATCCACCAGGTAGAGCGTGGTACGGTCACCACGTCCGATATTGTCGCCAGCCTCGCCTTTGATAACCGCGCCAGTATCTGGAAACTCAACGCGCATATACGGCGCATGCTTCTTCTCGTCCCACGAACCACGAAACTCGATGGGCAGTGTTTCCACGAACTTTCGCGCCTTCCAGAACAGCGCCTTCGGGTCACCGGTGCTGTCGACGTATTCCTCTTTACGGGAGCCGAAACCGATGACCATTTCTTTGTTGAAGAGACAAAGCGAGCAGGCCAGCCCGATCGCGGTCCAACTGAGCCCCATTTCGCGGCTCTTTTCGGTGATGCCGTTCTCCAGCCGTTCGCGCCGCTCCATGATCCAGTGAATCCATTCTTCCTGTTTCGGGAACAGCAGAAAAGGGATGGTGACCGGCAGGCCATAATCGATGTTACGCGGGTCAGTCGTCATACCCCAGTCGATGATGAACTGTGCCGGGTTGGTGCGGTAAAACTGCTTTAGCGCTGGCAGCATTTCAGGGTTCTGGCGAATGCGCTGTAAGCGCTCCATCCGCCATTCAAAAACCATCTGGTAATCAGGGTTTCTGAAATCGAATTCAAACGGGAGAGGCATGATCACCCCATCATCTTGCGGTAAATCTCTGCGGCCTGATCTGCGGTGAGGTTGGTCGTCTCGGTCTTGATCGGGCCGCCATCCTTGCCAGTGCTCTCAACCTTCAGCTTATTGGTGTAAGCGTCGCCAACCTCTTTCGCGGCCTGTTCGATAAGCTGCGCCGTCAGGGAGAAGTTTTTCATCCCCTCGGTTTTGGTTGCCATGCGGTCAAGCACGCGGAGGCGATAGGATTTGTTCGCTATCGGAATGTCGCTGGTTTCGGTCAGGAACCGTTCGCGCGTCGCGTGGAACATCTCGATCCACTTTTTGGCGAGCGTCTTACCGCTGGCCTTCGTGGGGTCGTGAGATTCAGCCTGCTGGCGGGTGATCCTGATCCCGAATTCTTTTTGGACAGCCTCGACCACCTGCGATGGCGTGTCATAGCACGCAAGCGACTGAATGATGAAGGCTTTCACATCAGGTTTTAATGCAGCCATAAATCACCATTCGTCTTATACAGTCCAGTATTTAAGCCAGTCGCAGCATGCACGTCCCGCACGCTCTGGCAATATCGAGATGAGCAACCTCCGCTGGCTGATTCGCCGCATCAATCATTTCCTGCACGTCCCGGCTCGCACCGTAACGGCGAACCACGCCCACAAACTCTTCCACGTCATGGCCGCGCAGCTTCAGCTTTGGCTGCCCTTCCTGCGTGAACTTCGGCGCACCAAATTCATCTGTCGCTTGGCAGATGTGATAAAGCTCGTGCTCTATCAGCGCGCAGAATTCCAGATCGGAACATTGCGAGCAGTAATCGGCGGCCAGCGTGATGATGAACTGCGGCACCCTGCCGAACCATTCATACATCTGCTGCTCCATCCGCGCTTTCTGCCAGCCTCCAGCCCGCATTGCCACTTCTTCCGCCTGCCCCAGCACGGACCGCCCTTTCTTCTCGAAAGTGTTCGACGCCCAGAGAAAGCACAGATCCGCTTCAAGCAAATGCTGGTGGTCAGGGTTGTAGAGGTCACCCTCATCGCTCAGGATGTGCTGATTCAGCCACTCGCCAACGTCAATGGCGGGCATTATGCTGATGTAAGGCTTCGGGTCAGGTGGCATCGTAAAATGCGCTGGTGGGTGTGGTCTGTTCATGAATAATCCCAGTGCTCCATTATCGAAGCCCCTCAGTGAAGGGCTTCTGTAATGTCAGTCCCGGACGAACGTAACCTTTGTGGTTATCATTCGCCGTACAAGGCGCGTCGCTTCGCGTTGCATTTCATCAATTACTTTTGGCGTCAGCGGCTGACGCGCATATTTGCGCTCAATCTCTGCAAAAATCCCGTTCAGCACCTCGCTGTCTGGTGGGATAACTTCAACGTTTAATCGTGCCATCTGTTTGTCCTGCCCTGTTGTTCTCGAAAGTCCTGATATCAGCCTTATCCCTGTTGCACTGTGCTAACGCTGACAACAACGCAACATTCAGGTTAAGGCTTGCTCCCCACGTAAACGGATCGGGTAAATCTGGCTGGGGTGTTTCAGCCGTCAGGTTGGCTGGTAACGGAACCACCGGAACTGGAACGTAGACCGTTCGCGTAGTCGTGCAGCCGCTTAACTGCGCCAGAAGGCACAAAACGAACAGCACAATCATCATCCGCAACAGCAGCCTTGATATCGTTCTCGGTTCTCTGTGACTCCAGTGCGATCTGCTGCCTGGCATATTGATTTGTCTCCAGAATGATGTTCGTTATTGCTACGGTGCGCAGGACATTCGCGGTGATGGTCTCAAAGGAATCAGCGCGCTGTTCTGCATCGTCAGCGCGCCGCTGTTCCTCCAGAAACTTTCCATGGTAATGATTCGCTGACCAGACAAGACCACCAGCAATACAAGCAATAAACGTTAAAATAAGCGCCCAATAACTCATCTTCATACCAGCAGCGCCGCCCGCGCCTTGTTGTATCGGACCTTACGATCCTCAATACCGTTCAGACCGCCGTTAATGATGCGAGTAACACGATTAATATCGGCACCGTAGATCATGCAGCCTTTAGAGGTGTAGAACCATGCAGCTGAGCGCGCAGCCTGTAGTTCCTGTTCCAGTTGTTCAGGTGAAGTCACCAAATCTAACTTCAGAGCAGCCCCGCAGGTGCGATAATTGTCGAGGCCAGTGATTTGAATTAACCCTCTGCCGCGATATTTCCAGCCGTCGCCGGGCGCTTTGTTACCCAGGCGGTTGCTATACACCAGATTGGCAATAGCATCCTGACGAGCTGCATGTCCGGATGTTCTGCCAAGGGCATCAGCCTGCTGCTGTGTGATCCTCTTTCCGAACGTCGCCACCAGCGCAGATGGTGTGTAGTTCAAATTTTCAACTACAGCGCTAAAGCCACCAGACTCATGACCTACCTGAGCGATGAACATGGCCTGATCCGCGGGTGCTGTAATGCCGAATTCTTTCATCGCTGCATCTACTGGTTGAAACCAGCGCACAGCCAGTCCGGCGCTGATACCAGCCGCCTTTTGAAATAATTGTTGGTTCATTAGTGCCTCAGATGATCAACCAGGCGTGCAACGTTGCCTCTGACGGCCACCAGCACGGAAAGAAAAATAGTATTCGCCACGATAATGGGCCATGAGGAATGGGGATAAATCCCACAGAGATAGGCCAACGGAACAGCACTGTATGTAACAGTAATCAGCCAGGCTAAACGTGAAACCCAAGGACGATGCCGCGAATCACCACGACGATAAAACATCAGAGTAATAACAACACAAGCACATAACAGCGCGTTTATAGTTGCTGTCGGGTCATTTAGCTCCACCTGAACCTCCCCGGCGCGTTATGAGCGCCACCAGCGACCCGATATCCTGATTATTCAGGAACGTCAGGATCTTAACGGCTAAAGCAGATACGATTACGGCACCAATGGCATCCAGAGGTTTATCACTGTATCCGGTCAAGCTTGCCAGCTTGGAGCCAACCAACCCAGAGCAAAGGATCCCGGCAATATACGACACGATAAAATATGCCAGTCGGCGCGATGCGCTCAGATCCGCTGCTGTTGCTATGTAGAATACAGCCCCTGCAAATGCGCCAAATACAACGCCGTAATCAGTTCCGGTCAGCAGTCCATAAACACTGGCACCCGTCAGGGCACCACCAGCCAGCCCAGTACCGGAAATTGGATCGGACATTTAGCCCCCTCTTAATTGCTGTGAGTCCTCTCAGGTATGAGGGGAAATAGGCTCAGGCTTCACGGGTTGGATTTATCAACAAAGCACGTAGCGGATGATTACCGTGAGCCGGAAATAAAAAAGCCCCAGCGGGTGCCGGGGCGAGTTATAGATAAGTGCATGCTCTAGCAGCAAATCACTGTATTTGATATCGTTAAATCGCCAAAAATAACCCTATCAAACATGGAGAATTATATGAGTGAATCAAACAAACCATCTGGAGAAAATAAGCCTCAACCCGCACCACAGCCTAAACCGGCTCCACAGCCAGCCGAAAGAAATCTGAGGACAGGTTATACCTTTGTTGCCGATTCTGCTGAAAACATCAGAAAAAAAGGTAAGTAAGTACTGAGATTACAAGTGCACAAACAGGGGTGAGGATTGTAGCGATCCTTACCCTTTCTAGTTCTCGGCCTATTCTGGCATTCTCTTTTTTACTCATTTCAGCCATTCTGGTTAAATCCGCAAGCCGGTAGCGCCGCAAGACGTTCAATGTTGAACGCTTTCCTGAAAATCCTTTCGACTCAAAACCAGTGTAATCATCTTCAGTAAACCCTTTATAGCCATCATGGTAAAGCGCATAGGGTGTCGATGACACGAGAGCTCGTGACCTTACAACGAGGACGCAGCGAACAAGATAAGCCGCACACATTGCCCAGTAGACTAAAAAAACAGACATTCCAGCGGTGAGGTAATCAAAACCTGTACGTTGCGTTAATAACAAAAATGACGAGCCCACGCCAGCAATGAGTATACTCAATAACTTCTGGCCATTTTCTTTGTTTAGTGCGTTGGACTGGTGAATTTCGCGTATACAATCCTCGCCCTGCTTCTCCAGAAAAGCAACGAGTTCGTCGTCCGCATCCAAAAAGTAATCATCGGGTAGATTATTCATTCCCCAACCTCACATCCTGTAATGCATCAATTTTACCTGAATGTCTCGAACCTTGGTATTGCTGTCTCCAGAAACGCAAAAACCCCACGGTGTTATCCGCAGGGCTTGAAACGAAGGCATTAACCCATCGTTGGGACAAAATTAACACAGATTCGGGAAAAGTAAATAGCCCAAGACAAAATCATAGGCTATCGCTATAGGCGTTACCGCGTTATCTGCTTAAGCTGTTTTTCGGCCCAGGACTCTTCGATATCAAATTTCGTGATCAGCAGGTCGTAGAATGGCTTAACAGACTTTTTCCAGGTGTCCAGGCTAATGGCGTCAGTAATCTGGCATACAGCAGCATAGGCTTCAGTCGACGGAAGTCGTTCATACCCACGCCCTCCGCAGCGCTTACAGTCAGCCAGAACAGGAACGCCCTGTTTCTCAGTAAGAGCCTGGTTCACTGCCTTGCCGCGCCCATGGCAATCACTGCAAGAAGCACTAACCACACCAGAGCCATTACACTTTTTGCATAGCACTTTGATGGATTCTTTGACCTTCACCATCCCGGACACGGTCATTTTCCCTTCTGGCTTACGGAATTTATTGGTAAACACGTCAGCCTCAATGAAGCCCTGACCGTCACAACAATCGCACTGCTTCACGCTGGCAGCGCTGCGGGAATAGTCCTCAAAAGCGAAGGTGGCCAACTGGTGCATCACCTGAGGTTTAACCGCGGCACCGAGCTTACGCAGTGCGGCAACCTTGTCGCATTTTGTCATCGCGTACTCAGCCAGCAGACCGATCGCCCGATCCCGGTCGTTATTGCTTATGCCCATCTTGCCGAGGAAGGCGCTGTAACCCATTGCGGCGCGTTCCTGCGTCATGCCCATGGCAGCCATTATGTCGGTACCGGTCAGTGAATCGGAGGCGGTAGCGCGCGGAGAATCGCTAATCAGTGTGGATTTAGCGAAGTGGTATTTCACTGTGTTTTCAAGGTTCATAGCGCTTCTCCAGCATAAGTTTTCACGTAATTCTTCAGTATCCGGTAGTCCGTTAGCACAGAGCCGGGAAAGTGGTATAAGCGAAGCCGCTGCCAGCGAACGCGGAGGTGATCGGAAAAACAGGATTCAAATGTCATACGGCCTCCAGCCCGGTGATTGTCAGTTCCAGCTTTCCACCTTTGGTAACGGGCATCTTCACAACGCGATAATCAACGACCTGAGCATCGTCCAGCCAGAAACCTGCTTTGGTGAGTGCGTCAAAAGCGGCCTTTTGCAGATTATCCAGGTCACGGCGACGGCGATCCGGCATGTGGCACTCAATGCGGATTTTCACAGGCATAGCCAGACCGATATCCAGCATTGCGTTTTTAATGATTCGGGCGACGTTATCGCGGTATGCCTGCCCTTCTGCGCTGATGTGCGTGCGCCCGCGATTATGGCGGTAGTAGCGGTTATTGCTCGGCGGCCAGGGCAATGTGATGTTGTAAGTATTCACGCCTTGATTACCCCCTCTTTCAGCCAGATAACCTGCGTTCTCGCCATACCTTCCAGCGCGCATTCTTTAGCATACTCAGCATCGACAAAATGTGTACGGCGGTCGATCTCGTCGTGACAGGCAGAGCATGCAATGGTGGCAATCAGATCAGGCGGTTTGATTCCGGTGCCACATAACCCGGCCAGGCGAATGTGCGCCAGTACAGACGTTTCCGGGTTACCGTTGCAGACGCCGGGAATTCGAACCTGACAATCACGACCACGAGCCTCTTTGCGTAAATTTGCCATGCTCACCCCCACGCCTTGCTTTGCCATACCCGGCTCGGGCGAGGCGCGTTATCGCCTTCCGGCAATTGCGCGCTGACGGTCCAGGTGATGTTGTCGCGATTCAGGCTGCGCTCTGTCTTTACACCGCGCGCCCGGTATTTCTCCACCAGCTCGTCGGCCTGTTCGGTGGTGCATTCGTGATGGTGGAACCAGGAAAATTTCATCGCCATCACCCCGCAAAGCTCATCAGCTGGGCGGCGGCGTTTTCTGCCTCTTCACAACTGCGAAATGATCGGGAGAGTATCCATCGCCACAGAACATCGAGCGCGGCTTTGTACAGCTGCTGGAACTCAGTTTCATCCATATTTGCGAATGAGATACTGCGGGGATGTTTGCGGAGGGTGCCGTCAGGCAGCTGAATGGCGTCGTAATGGCCGGACTCAATAGTGACCCATGCACGATATGCATCGAATGACTTACAGGCGCAGATGCTACCAGTACGCTTATCGGCAATGCGGTCAAGGTATTGCTCAGCCGCATCCAGCAGTGCGCCTTCGTTACCACCATAGGAAGCCAGGAATTTAGCATAGCCGGTAACCAGCTTGCGTTCATTGGAGGAGATAGCGCCGCCAGTTGGTTCCCAGTATTCAAAACCAAGATTCAGCAGAGCGAAAAAGCGGCGGTGAAACGCAGGATTGCGTACCTGTTTAAAGTCGGCCTCCAGCACGGCACCGAGCTTAATTTTTGATTGCAGTAATTCGCTGGTCTCCGGCGTGGCCGGGATCAGAATTCCTGAAGATTGCTTTATTAGTTGTAAGTGCGCCATGATGTTCTTCTTGGCGCAGATGGTCGTCAGTTTCTCAGGCTGACAGGGATATTATGGCTTGGCATACAGGCAAAAGCAATTTAACGCCGACAAAAAAAGCCTCCGAAGAGGCTTGTATGTTATTGATTATATTGTGACATGTCACACGACTAACTTCACATCATGCCAGCCACGCGTAACCCAGCATTGCGAATCACCGGCGCATGGACACGACTTAACTGGCGGCACATCACCGCATTTACCGCAGCGGTTCGCACTGATTGACTTAATGCGACCACGAACTCGGGCATCATCCTGACGGATCAGTAACGCGATGTACTCGCTCATTTCATACGGCGCTCGCCCCGGACGGCGTGATGCACAATTGCGCTCCAGCATATCCATTTCCTGCGTATCAAGTATGAGCTCAAATTTACGCCCACCAGCAGCGGCTTGCCGGGCGCGCTGGGCAGCTTTGCGTTCTGCTGCGGTCTTAGCCATTATCCGCCCCTTTTGGCTTGTGGATTCGAATAGTCATACCGCTTTCAGTGGTGATCACAATAGCTTCCCCTGGCTGGATATCCCCAAGGCGAAACGCATCGTAAAAGGAATCCAAAGCCAGCGACTTCTCATCCTTACGATTCAACCACCGCCAGCCTTTGCGAAGTGCTATGCCGAAAATCCATTGCCCTGCCTTGTAAGCCATAAAAAACCAGATGAGCACCACCTGAAAGAAGACAATCCAGTCAATAATCGTATATTTCGCGAAAGCGCCCATCACTTCACCTCCTGCCGCGGCGCTGCTGGCAGCGATTTAATCCAAGCGGCTGCCAGAAGACGACTCCACGCATCCTTAGAATCCTCAGCGCCGTAATCAATAATCGAATCGAATTCGTCTAGAATGGCTATCGTAGGCTCAACCGGCACCATCACCCAACCATCTGGAATCACCGGAGAGTTGCCACCCTGAACAGTAGGCATATCCGGACCTTTGCGAATCGCCCTGGCAAGATCGATTTGGTCGTCGTACAACCAGTCACCTGTTTGCGGATGATTGGCTTCTGCCAATTGTGCAGCCCACTCCAGGCCGTCTTTGTGTCCTTGCAGATAGTCCAGCGGTAACTCATCACTATTACTTACAGGTTCGGCCTGAAGCATGGCGGCGCGGTGACACCAGATAATCCAGCCAAGCGCCATATCCCATGCCATGTATTCTCTATCGCCATTTTTTGCCCTACGGCGATCTACAGATTCCCCGAAACGCTTCTCCATAAATAATTCATAGGCTGCTCGTTCATCCGATACTGCTGCCAGTGATGCCAGTGCAATTTTTAATGCGGTAAGCATGTCGTTTTGATCTTCATCGAGTCCGAACGGTATTTCATCCCGTGCTGACTCAATGCTGGTAATCGTGTTCTGTAACCATTCTTTGGTAAGAGTATTCATAACTATTTCACTTTAATCTCAATATTTCGCAGCTTTAGCTCTACTGGCAGGTCTGACTTTCCTGTTAATGCTAATGCGAGATTTTCTGGAGTAATGAGAGCTGTTATTGTTTTCCCCATCGCCAGACGAATAATCATTCGTATTTCGCGATCGTCACATGCTCCTGGTCGAACAATTGATATCTGTCCGTTCATCTCACTCTCCTTTGATGCGAATGCCAGCGGCGCGGATTGCAGCGATGACTTCAGAAACTTTGTATGCCATTACCGTTTGGTAATCCTCGTGAAAATCTGTTCGATGAAGCATGCTTCTACGTTCTGGGAGCGATATTTCCCGTGCTTCCAGTTCAGCAATCCGCTCCTCATACCGAGCGCCAACGGAAACGGCTTTATGGAAGGCTTCGCACCATTTGGACGATTGCGCCTGCATCTTCTCCAGCTCATCCAGCAGCGCCAAGACGGTGGCAGGATTGGCGGCGGCTATGAATCGTTTATTGGCGCGATTATCTGGTCCTGAGCATGATGCTATGTAGTAATTGGCGTTCAGTCCGGCATCGGCAATTACTCCATGGTAGTCATCAGCACACCATTCGCCTGGTGTTGCATTTTCTGCCGCCAGTCGCAGAGCCTGATAGTTAATCTCGCTCACTGGTTGCCTCCTGGTTCACCAGCTGTTGCACGAGATTTTTATGACGGGCAAAAGTGCGCACGGCGCCCTGCAGTTTCGTCAGCTGCGCCAGCCTGTTTTTGGTGCGACGAATTTCGCGGGAGATCATCCGGGCCGCCGGAATGGACATGCTGGCGGCGCACCCTTCAGTGAACGCGGGGATTTCGCTGACAATCTGCGCGATATCTTTCTCCGGGCCGGCCTTCGTCAGTTCATGCTCTACGCTGACTGCCTCTGCTGCTGGTGCTGGTCCTGCTGCTGGTGCTGCGGGTGCCGGCAATGACCAGGTTACTCCCCTGCCCTGCCCGTTCTTCACCACGACGCCCTGGCGGGCCAGTGAACCCATCCATGCGGTGATGCCGCGAGCGTTACGCCCAAATTCCCTGGCGATGCCCACAGTATCCATGGCACCGCGTTGCGCCAGCAGGCGGGTGATCCCCTCTACGCTGATCTCCTTCGGCTCTTCGCCGCGCAATGGCGCTTTAGCGGCGACAGCCGGAGCTGGTGCAGGGGTGTTCTTCTGGTCCTTCAGCCTGCCAACAAACCAGCCGCCGTCGGAGAAATCACACATGCCCTGCTCGCGCTGTTCGCGCAGCATGTTCAGTGCTTCCACAGGTTCGATATCCAGACGGGCTGCCACTTCGCGGTATGTCGCCCGGCCCATTTTTTCCAGTGCTTGAATGACGGTTTCCATGTGTTCTCCTGTTAAATCAGACCAGCTGCTTTGCGTTTTTTGTATTCGGCCATCAGCATCTCTGCTGGTGTGGGGCCGCTGGCTTTAGCCGGCGCGGCGATGGCGCGACGGATTGGCGGTACGGGCTTACCCGCGGCGACGCGCTCTTCCCATCCGGCCAGGACCTTTCCGGCGGCCTGGCGCATCTCGTTTTCGGTCATCTGCCGATCGGTACTCTGGCGGCGCAGCTCGGTGCAGATGTGGTAAAGCACCGGCGCTGGCCAGGGGTATTGCTCACTGGTCGGGAAACGGAACACCAGGCGGCGCCACTTCCAGTACTCAGTCATCACGTCGTCAACGGTGATCCCCAGCAGGCAGCGCTCCTCCTTGCACCAGGCGACGAACTGGCCCGGAGACGGCAGGAACGGCTTCTCCTGGCGGCGAGCGACACGCATGCCGGCGGCGACCTGGGCCATGGTGGTGATCCCGTTCTCCTGAAACGCCATCAGCCACTGGCGGCGCAGCTCGTTGAACTCGCTCTGCTCACGGAAAACGGCCATTGCCGCCGGGAACGCGGCACGCAGAGCACTGAACAGACCGTTGAAAATCTCCGCCGTCTGCTCGACACCCGGGCACTCTGCCGGAGCCTCAGGCATGCCATGGGCGATGCGGCGGAAACTCTCGCGGTCACAGTTCGCCAGCTGCTCAGATAGTCTTTCCATCGAACACCTCGTTGATCCAGTCTGTGTTGTTGAAGTCGATGCCCGGGACGCCGCCGGTTGTGGTGCGACGGGCGGCAGCGTCGCGCTGAAGTGAGAGCGTGTCCCACTTAGCACGGAGCTTTGCAGGCGAGAGGATATTGGCGTGCCAGAAGGCGTCCTTGCTGGCCCACTGGAAAAGCTCGCAGATTTCACGATGGCTCCGGCCATCCAGCTCGCGCATCAGGCGCACGTCATTCGCCCAGGCGGCCATGACGGGTTTTTTCGGGAAGGGTTTAACTTTTTCGAGCAGAGTGAGGATCCACTCGGCGCATTGCTGGTCAGCAACTGTTCCCCACTTGGTGAAGTTGGGGGTGTAAATAACCGCTTCAGGGTGAGCTGATAAAAACTTGTTCAGCCGGTCGTCTGAGGATTCGCCAGAATTCTCTGACGATGATCTTTTAATATTGTTATTGTTATAGTCTTGGGTGGCTACTGTTTCCGGGAAGGTTTTTCCCGTTTTCGGGAAGGATTTTCCCGATTTCGGGAAGAGTTTTCCCGTTTTCGGTTTGTCCAAAATCCAGGCATTCAGGTCAGTATTTATACCGACAATTTTCATCACGCCCTGCTTGTGACTGAAAATAATTCCACGTTCAGCCAGAGAACTGATCGCGTCTGATACATGCGTATCAGCCAGGCCTGTTAGCCCTGCGATGACGGTATTAGTAACCCGGTCCTGTTTTTTGTTCCATCCGTAGGTCAACCAGATAACCGCCTCCAGGCATTGCCATTCACGCCCCGACATGCGCAGGCGTGGTTTGAGCTTCTGAATCTCGTTGGCGATCCGGGTGTACCCGTTGGACAGGTCGGCCATAGGACCTCCTGTTTGCTCGGTTTTGATAGGGAAATTGATTACTTCAGCAGTATTTGCCATAATTACTCCTGTGAATTTGTTCAGTTAATTCGCGTAGAAAGCCGCTTGTGTTCGTGCACTGCGGCTTTCGCCTTTTCTGGTTTCTGCCATCTTCAATCCCACCCCAGCGGCCCTGGCCTTGCCCTTTCGGCTTTCAGTCCGATATCAGCGAGCGTTTCGACTGAGGCCAGATATTCACGTGACACCAGCACCGCTTCCGGTGGCGCAGCCTGAATACCCAAGAAGGCCAGCTCTTTCGCCATGGTGCTAAAATGCCCCTCTGCTTTGCGCCTGCTGGCTGTCGACTCGCTTATGCCCATATACTCGGCGTAAGACTTCTGACCCACTGATGCAAGCCGGTTGAGCAGGACACTTTCGATCTCAACCGGATTGATAATTGGCGGGTCTAACTTTCGTGCGATTGCGTTCTCCATGGGTGATAATCCTCATAAAGTGAGTTACGCCACTGGTTTGACTAAATGGCATGGTTATTTGGATGTGGAAAAATGGATGGAAGATCAGGTCGAAATTCGTATGCCTGAATTTCTCCGTTAACGGCATTAACAAGGTCTGGGACATGAACAGGAGAAATACGCTTCTTCCCATTCAACCAATCACAAATCGTTGATTGGGCCTTTCCACAGCGTTTAGCTAACTCTTTCTGACTACCGACAAGGGCAATCGCTTTTTCTACTGCGGGGTTCTTCATAATCACCTCAGCTATTAGTTTAAAACGATTATGGATATCACTTTAGCGATTGTCAATCGCCTATGCGATTTTTTGCCAAGCAATCGCCTTAGCGATACCATTTAAAGGGGACTTAAACAGAGGCTTTTATGGGATTTTCAGAACGCTTAGGGCACGCAATGGACGTCGCTGGATATACGCAGGCTAAGCTGGCGAAAGATGTTGGTATGGCTCAGTCCAGCGTAAATAAATTGCTTAAAGGTGCGAAAGGCTCACGAAAAACAGTAGAGATCGCATCTGTTCTTGGTGTGCGTCCTGAATGGCTTTCAACAGGACAAGGTGAAATGTTTGAATCTGGCATTCGCGAAGTAAACACGCCATACCAAATTAAACCAGTTTTGAATGAGATATACCGCGTGGATGTGCTTGACGTTAAGGCCAGCGCCGGTCCTGGCTCGCTAGTTACCAGCGATTTTATCGAAACCATAAGAGCAATCGAATACACAACTGAACAGGCTCGCGCACTTTTCGGAAATCGCCCCGCAGCTAATGTAAAAGTTATTACCGTGAACGGCGACAGCATGGATGGAACCATCTCACCAGGAGATCAAATTTTTGTTGATACTGGCGTGACTCATTTTGATGGTGATGGTGTTTACGTATTTGTGTTCGGAAAAACTCTGCACGTCAAAAGGCTTCAGATGCAAAGAGATCGGCTTGCTGTTATCTCAGACAACCCTATCTACGAGAAATGGTATATTGAGTCAGAAGACGAAGATCAGTTCTACGTAATGGCTAAAGTGCTACTGAGACAATCAATAGACTACAAGCGCTTCGCATAAACCCGGCTTGCCGGGTTTTTTATTGCCTCACCAGATTAAATTTCCCCCAATCACTTCGCTAATGTCATTTCCTCACACATTTCTCGAACAAATAAATAATCTTATAAATCATAAAATTATCGCTTTATCTAAATATATTATCGTTTAGGCGATTGATTCAAATAATCGCTTTAGCTATTATCACCTCATCCAAACAACGCACACAAATGCGCAGATGGCCCAAAACTCCGCTGGCCGGCGATAAGGCGATAAGGGTGAAACGTCCTCAGGATGTAAAGGATGGATTGATTTATGGCAGACAACTACTCGTTAGCGACTTTGGTTTCTACAGCAGCTATAGCGGTTGCAATAACCAATCTGGTATGGACTGTGATGATGCAGATCATCATCCACAAACTCAAAGACAGATAACCACTTGAGAGTGGCAATACTAAAGCTGATTTGACTCGGTTTTGGTATTCAAAACAATACTTAAACGCGCAGTAGGTTTGAAACGTTCCGCCAGCTTGGCGACAAGGGCAAAGCACAGAAGTGAGCTTCGCGGTGGTGAATTGCAGAGTTAAAGCGCTCAACCGTGAAGATCAGCGCCGCAGCAACACCAGCGAAGTTCACTCAGAAAAACTGGAGTACATCATGGTTCATCAGCACTACGGTACACAGACAGTAAACCGCGGCGCAGTTCAGCCGGGGATGCTTGTAAAACACAAAGACTCAACCTGGACCGCATCTGCTAACGCACGCGGTCGCCTGTATCTTCACCGTGGCATCGAACGTACCTACACCAAAGATTTGCTGGTTGAGGTTTATCTAAACGGTTTAGGACATGGCCTTAGCCATTAACGGAGTGAGTTATGCAGGAGAAAAAATGCGCGTACTGCCGCAAGCCGATCAAGCAAGGGAAGGAAGTTAAAAACGAACTGCTCTTTATCCACGGCACGCAGTTGAAACGCGAGCAACGTGATTACTGTTCAGTACGTTGCGCTTCGTTCGACCAGATGGCCCACGAAGCATAACGAAAACCCCGCGCAAGGCGGGATCTACGTCCGGTGGTACCGACCAAAGTTACACCGGAAACAACATTAAAACCAAAGTTAACCCAATGGGCGCTATCAATGGTCCGGGGATTCTAACACCCAAAAATGAGGATCTCACATGGAATTCTTTAATGTGGTTAAAGCCACTCAGAAATCCGGAAAGCAAGATGCAGTGGTCTGGTTCACTGCTAAAACCGAGGCTCGCGCCAATCTGATGCTGGATGTTGCGCTGGAAGATGCAGGTATCGAAACAGGTCGGGGTAAGGACTACGCCAAACCGATTCGCACTGATTTCCCAGTTGTCGACGGCCTGCCGAAAGAAGGTGAAGTTGATTTTACCTGGTGTGATCGCTACGAGCTTCAGGACGATGGGCGCACCTGGCTGCCAAAAGCCGCTGGTGTGTCTACTGGTTCCGTTGACGCCCCCTACACACCTACTCCGACCGTAATCGTTGAAGATGCGACTGCGTCCGAAATTGTCCCGGTTGAAAACCGTACTCCAGCGGTCCGCTTTGCCGTCCATCTGATGAACGATAAATACCAAACCCACGTCACTAAAGAGCAGCAGTTGGCTGCCAGCGAAATGTCACTGGATGAAGGCAATACATATCTCCATAGCCTGCTTGTGGCAAGGAACGATGTGCCCGCGACCGCCAAACTCAGCCTGAATGCTGAGTGGAAAATGATTCGGGCGGTTAAGGACATTTTCACACCAGACGAAGAGCACGAGCCAAGATTGATCGCTGCATTCATGTCTGACTGGGTGAACACCGATGCCGGTGACCGCAATCAACTGGTAGAAGACTGGCGCAGTGGTAAGTTGCAGTTGCTCAAAACTGAAACCAGCAACGCTGCTGACGTTACAACGGGTCAAGATCTCACTGTTGAGGACGGTATCCAGACCGACGAGAACGGCCGGGCAGAAGGTGGCGTCGTTGATGGTGAAGTCGATACCGAAGAGCAATCCCAGCAGACACAGCAACCGAACCTGATCGTTGTTGCCACCCTGCCATTCCGCCAGCGCGTACTGGCTCAGTTCATCGGTGATGGTGAATATCTCTATCACATCGACGCAGGGCAGAAAAATGAGATTGTCCGCCTTGAGATGGACACCGATGACGCGTACGTCCAGAACCTGCTGCTGGCAGCTGAGAATGTGGAAGCATTCAAAAAAGCCATTGAGCACGATATTCATAAAGTCGTGAATGCCGTTAAGAAAGTCTTCCCTGTCGATGGAAAAATCCCTGAACTCGCAACCTTAATCCAGTTTTTGAAATTGTGGTTCGCTACAGATCACATCGACCGCGGTATCCTCGTTCGCGAATGGGCCGCCGGTAATCGCATCAGTAGTGTGCAGCGTACTGATTCCGGCACTAATGCCGACGGCGGTTACGTCACTGACCGTGGACCTGACGCACACCACACACTGGACACTCTCGATTTAGAGATTGCGTGTGCCCTTCTGCCTATGGACTTCAACCACTTCGAGATCCCGGGCAGCATTCTTCGTCGCGCTAAAGAAATCGTGACCAAAAAAGAAGAACCATGGAAATCATGGAGCAACATCCTGCGCAATCAGCCAGGCGTTCTGGGTGTTAACCGCACGGCTATTTTTAACCTGGTACGTATCGCACCGGAAAATATTCATTTAACTCCTGTCGCTCACCTGGAATTTGTTAACCAGACCATGACAGCCGCGTTCAATTCCGCGGTCGAGTTATTGCCGTTGCATGAGGCTGAACCCGCAGCACAGGAAATTCCCCAACCTGAAGGTAAGGAGTCTCCGCGCAAATCCTTCTGCACTCACGAAGAGAACCTGCAACGCGTGCGTGAAGAAGGAGCACGCCGCCGCGCAGAGGAAGCGGCAGCACAACCGCAGAAAGTCGAACAAGAACTGGTTAAAAATGTCGGCAACGGAATATTCGACGTTACGGCTTTGCTGCAGAACTCAGCAACTCATGGCACGAAAAAGGCTACGGAGACCACCAGCAATGTGCAGGTTCAAGAAACTGTCAGTGATGAAAAACAAGCTGGTGATGAAGTACAGCCAGGCGAAAGCAGTCTGGAGTCTGGTGAAGAGTCAGATACCAGCCAGAAGGACGATGTAGACCAGAATACGGATTCTGTCGCCAAAAATAGCGATTCTGTAAGCCAAACCGAACCAGTTGCAGCACAAACCGAGCCAGAAGCGCAATCTGACGAACCAGCTGTTGTTTATCCCGCTTATTTCGAGCCAGGCCGCTATGAAGGGCTGCCAAACGAGGTTTACCACGCCGCCAACGGCATCAGCTCAACCCAGGTGAAAGATGCGCGCGTTTCGCTGATGTACTTCAATGCGCGCCACGTAGAGAAAACCATCGTCAAAGAGCGCTCAGCGGTGCTGGACATGGGCAACTTGGTGCATGCGCTGGCGTTGCAGCCTGAACTACTGGACGCAGAATTCAGCGTTGAACCGGTGATCCCTGAAGGCGCATTCACAACGGCCGCGACCCTGCGCGCCTTTATCGATGAGCACAATGCCAGCCTGCCGGCGCTGCTGTCTGCCGACGACATCAAGGTGTTACTGGAAGAGTACAACGCCACCCTGCCGCCGCAGGTTCCGCTTGGCGCTAACCTGGAAGAAACGGCACAGAACTATATGGCGCTGCCAGCTGACTTCCAGCGTATTGATGGTGACCAGAAGCAGACGGCGACGGCAATGAAGGCATGCATTAAAGAGTACAACGCCACCCTGCCGCCGCCGGTTAAAACCAGCGGCAGCCGTGACGCGCTGCTGGAGCAGTTGGCAATCATCAACCCTGACCTTGTGGCTCAGGAAGCACAGAAACCGGCACCACTGAAAGTGTCCGGTACCAAAGCAGACATGATCCAGGCCGTGAAGGCAGTCAAACCAGATGCCGTATTTGCCGACGAACTGCTGGATGCCTGGCGCGATAACCCGGAAGGAAAAGTGCTGGTCACCCGCCAGCAGCTGAGCACCGCGCTGAATATTCAAAAAGCGCTTCTGGCACACCCGACCGCCGGCATGCTGCTGACCCACCCTAGCCGAGCCGTTGAGGTGAGCTACTTTGGTTTTGACGAGGAGACGGGCTTGGAAGTTCGTGTGCGCCCTGACCTTGAGATCGACCTGGATGGCGTGCGTATAGGTGCAGACCTGAAAACCATCAGCATGTGGAATGTTAAGCAGGAAAGCCTGCGCGCCAGGCTACACCGGGAAATTATTGAACGTGATTATCACCTGAGCGCGGCTATGTACTGCGAAACCGCAGCGCTGGATCAGTTCTTCTGGATTTTCGTCAACAAAGACGAGAACTACCACTGGATCGCCATCATCGAGGCATCCGCTGAACTACTGGAGCTGGGTATGCTCGAGTACCGCAAAGCGATGCGCAATATCGCAACCGGATTCGACACAGGTGAATGGCCAGCGCCAATCACTGCTGACTACACCGACGAACTGAACGACTTCGACCTGCGCCGCCTTGAAGCGCTGCGTACTCAGGCATAAGGGGAATGATGATGGAAAACACGAATATCGTAACCGCTGAACAGCAGACTCCAAACACGATCTCAGCCAGCAATGCCATTTTCAACGTGCAGGCTTTAACCCAGCTTCAGTCTGTCGCCGGGTTGATGGCACAGGCAGCCGTAACGGTGCCTGAGCACCTCCGCGGCAATCCGGCAGACTGCATGGCCATCATCATGCAGGCGATGCAGTGGGGTATGAACCCTTACGCCGTGGCGCAAAAGACGCACCTGGTTAACGGTGTCCTGGGATACGAAGCGCAACTGGTTAATGCGGTGATCTCCAGCTCAAACGCCATCGTTGGCCGCTTTCACTATGAGTACGAGGGCGACTGGTCGAAATGTGCCAGCAGCCGCGAGATAACCGTTAAAAAGCCTGCGAAAGGTGGCGGGACGTACGACAAGAAAGAAATGGTACGCGGTTGGGAAAGTGCTGATGAACAAGGACTGTCGGTACGGGTAGGTGCCGTTATTCGCGGTGAAAGTGATATCACCTGGGGAGAGCCTGTTTTCCTCTCCAGCGTAATCACACGTAATTCTCCACTTTGGGTATCAAACCCGAAACAGCAGATCGCTTATCTGGCACTCAAATACTGGGCGCGCCTATATTGCCCTGCAGTTGTTCTTGGTGTGTACACCCCTGATGAGATTGAACAGCGCACAGAAAAAGAGATCAACCCAACGCCGCAACGCGTTAGCCTGGCTGATATCTCAGGTGACACCGTCACAACCACGCAAAGCGCACAGGAATCGTCGGTAAATGTCGACTCTCTTGCCGATGATTTCCGCGAACGCATCGAATCTGCTCAGGACGTGGATAGCGCCAAATCGCTGCGTGCCGACATTGAAACGGCGAAAGCTACGCTGGGATCCGCACTATTCACCGAGCTGAAAAACAAAGCCGTAAAGCGTTATTACCTAGTGGATGCACGCAACAAGGTTGAGGAGGCTATTAAATCCCTGCCCCAGCCCGACGAGCCGCATGCAGCCGAACGGTTCGCTGAAGCCGAGCGCATGCTTGCATCTTCAAAGCGTCACTTAGGCGATGAACTGCACGATCAATTCAGCATCACCCTGGCGGATATGAAACCGGAATACGTGGCCTGACGAGACCGGGAGGGGTAACCCTCCCTCAAGGAGATTATATGCGACTGATCAATCGAGGAAGTAAGCAATCACCTTTAGCTCGCCAAGCATGCGACATCGCGCTGGCAGCTCACTTGCAAACATATGGCGACTATGGGCGAAGCAAGATGAAAGAGACTTATACGGTGAAGGTTGAAGGCGTGAAAGTCTGGGTGGAGGTGGTGAACCGAAAGGCGAGCTACGTGGCCACAGCGATGACCGGCATGCGCCGTCTCCGCTCCCTGCCCGGGCAGGTTGGTTGAAAAAGATTTTGAATGGCCCGAACGGGCAACTGGAGAGAGCTATGGATGATATTTTGGTAACGTCAGACCTGACCAGTCGCTACAAAATTTCACGCAAAACCCTTTGGTCATGGCAAAGTGCAGACACAATGCCTCGGGGCTTCGTATGCCCGTTCCCACCCCCTGACTGGCCCGGCAACCCTAACCGCTGGCGCTCTGAGTCAATCAAAGAGTGGGAGGATAAAAAGAAGATAAATTAACTGAAGGGCTCTCCGATGATCTCTTCAAGATGGCTCTGCCAAACGCGGAGCCAGTGTTTCTGATCATCGATATAGTCATGAAGGTTGTAATGCGCCATAACCCCCACCATCTGATGCCCGAGCAGCTTTTCAATTACGTGCGGCGGGCAACCTAACTCAGAGAGATTTGTGGCTATCGTCCGCCTCATATCATGAAGCGACCACTCTGCCATACCTGTTCCATTCCAAATAGAACGGGCGTAATTGGATGCCACAGGTGAATGAACGGGCGAATCTTTGATCCCGCCATCAATTTTACGTTGTGAAGTCACCAGGTGATTGGTGTTTATTTTCTTGAGGTGATTTCTGACCAGGTTAACGGCGGCGTCTGAGAGTCCCCTTCTAATATGTACCCGAGTTTTATAACTGCCCGCAGGCACGACCCACTCATTATCATCCAATCGAAACCATGATCTCTCACTAAGTCGAATCTCAGCCGTACGGCATCCGGTAAGCATAATAAATTTCACCAGGAAAACGGACTCTATCGACATATGGCTTTTCAACCACTGATAGATTTTGCGCAGATCGTCATCGTCCATCCTGCGAGTTCTCTTTTTAGGCTTTTGCCCGACATCAGATGGCAGTAATCCCTCGAGTGGGTTTGAGGCGATCACACTTCTGTTAACGCAGAACCTAAACGCCCGTTTGCACAGCGAAAGCATGTAATGAGCCATCACCCTGCTTTCTATAGAATCGAAGACGTTGATCCAGTGCATTTTCGCTGTGTTATCGACTTTGACATTCTTCATCGGTTCGGCGATATGTTTCTCAAACACCTGGCGATAGTAATCGACTTTAACTAGCCCGTTAGCGATACAGTGCCTTTCAATCCAGTAATTGAACGCTTCGGCAACGGACATCGCTTCCTGTCGGGTCTGCTTATCCAGCTTCACCTGCTCTCGCGGATCCAGTCCCTCAGTTAACCAGTTTCTGAATTGTTGGCGACGCTCTCTTGCCTGGGTGATACTCATTGCAGGATAATCACCAACATTGAGTTTTACCGCTTTACCGGCCCAGCGATACCGATAGAAAAATGATATTTTTCCGGCCTGGCTGATTCTGGCGTTGAGCCCGTGCGAATCAGAAATAATCTCGATATCATCTCTTTTCTTGCCGAGCGCCTTCCTGAGCTTTGTGTCGGTGATCAT